ATTTATCCATCTATGAACTCATGCTTTGGTTCAATGTGGACCTGCGGAAGTATTGATAATGCATTTTCAAAAGCAAGAACACGTTCACGGACTGATAAATTATCTATATGGTCATCGCTAAACAGAAGGTCATATGCAGCTGCATCAACACCTGCCATAAAACATCTACCTGTGACAACAGTAGAGATATCTTTATTAGATACCACAAGATTATCAATGTTTTCAGGTTTCTGTATTTGTAAAGACAGTGAATCTCTATAGTTTACAGTGATCTCCTCTCCATTCTGTATATCTTTAATTGCAACTAATCCTATATTATTACCTGCAAACATAAAAGTTGCATTGCAATCTGGAGAATGATTTGTGTATCTTCCGGCAATAGTTCTTTCGTTTCCTAAGCGTGCTATGCAAATTAATGCGTGTTTCTTAAATTTTATATCTGCAAATACACCCTGTCCTTCTATCTCTGATCTTTTAACTGAGATGTTTTCAATTTCAGTTTCTATAAAATCAGATCTATTAAGAGTCTGCTCTATTGCGTCTATATGTTTAATACCATAGTCACCTAAAGCACTATAATAATCTGATCTTATAACTGATAACTCTATTTCATTCATTTATGACCCTGCTGTATATTCAACGATTGTTAACGAGGCATTGCAGCCAATAAGGTCTGCTATTGCAATAATATTTAAAACACTGTCTAATCCTTGAGATATAATTCCCGGTATATCCATCGTTTCATTTGTAGCCAGCGTTACTGAATCTACCCTTTTCCCTGACGCTGTTGTAAGGTCTGGCGATACATATACTTGCACAACTATAGATCCTGCGGTCGTATTATGTAAGCTTGCTGCTGTAATAGCTATTCTTTCGGGGAACCCAGGCAATATCCCCGTATTTATAAGAACTGTATCAGTAGCAAGTATAGGTACAACATTTAGTCCGATGTTTCCTCTAATAGCCATATGCTCACCTTATATATAATAATTGTTCAAGATCATCTGACCTCAAATTAGTTTTTATAATACTTGATCTATTGGTATTGATACTTGATCTATTTTTATTCAATTGTGCGGTGATAGATTCTAATTTCTGTATGTTTTCATTAACAGCGATTATAACTTCTTCAACGGTATCGATATCACCATCTATTGTACCAGCAAGAAGAAAAGTATTCTCTATTATTGTTAAATAATCCTCAATAAATGCTGACGGTAAGCCAGTTAGAGTGTTTAACTCTGTAGCACTAAGTATTAGACCTCTTAGTCTACTCGTAACAGTTGGATTAGCCATACGACACCTTCATTCCAGAAAACGCCATACGTGATCTTGACGCGCCTCTAAATTTAAAGCCAATCCAATCTCTGACATATCCTAAGCGTTTTATTTCAAATCTGGTATCATAATTTCATCTATTGAAAACTTTTCAAGGAGTAGCAACGGTGTATATAAAAGCCATTCAACTATTTCATTATAATGGGTTGAAACAAGGCTATCAAGCTTTCCTATAGTTCCGTTTATTTTATCACCATAAATCCACTGTGAAGATCTGGCATCAAATACGCCATTTATGGCTCGGTAAGTATTATTTCCTTCAACATCGGTTTTTAAAATTGTCCACGCTAACTCTTTACCGAAAGATTTTGCTATACTTTCATTGAAGCATAGAGTCTCATTTGGTAAATGCAATAAAACAAATATAGTATCATTTTCAGTACGGCTTTCCATACGAATATCTATAAGCTGATATTCAGAATATTGTGATATTATTTTATCTATTTCTCTCGTTGAAATCTTTTCGGAACTACCAACGCCAACTATATGAACAGAGACAGATTCATCTTTTCTTCCACCAGTTATATAATAGTTTGTACCTGTTTCACATTTGGCATGTGTAGCAACTATACCGATCTTCTGCGCTCTTGTTTCAATTCTCTGAAATGCAAAGTTAGGTGTCGCAGCATCAATGAAATATTCAAGAGAATATCTTCCAAAAACTATTACCTTATTGTCTTGTGTCTTAGCAACGCCAAGCGATCTATCTGGCATAAATTCGGCAGTTGCAAACTTTAGTGGATCAATAGAACTCTCGTTATTAATATCAGTATGAAACAGGTATTCTCCATCTGTCATGAAATAATAACCATCAATCCATACTCCATCAATAGGCGCTCCAAGATCAGGGTCCGTAACTTTTCTGAAACCTCCAGATGGATCATATAGAAACATATTACCATCAGCTATTATAGCCTGTGTGTTAAAACTATATGGCATTGCAGCCTGAAGAGTTCCCGGTATGTCTCCCAATTCAGATATGCTTCCCGTAGAGCTAACGGATATTAATTTAGATCCAGAAACACGGTATTGATTGCCAAAACGTTCATTATATAAGCCTCCTCTATCAGTTCCTGTTCCAGTTCCAACTTTTGTTAGCCCTGGATAATTCAGCATGTAACCAGGAGCGCCCAATATTTCACGTTTAACTGCATACATATTGACGGGTAACGCATCTCGATAGTCTGTTTCTACTCCTATGCTATCACCCTTCATTATTGGAATCATTGCCTCAGGCATCAGTTATTTTCCATGACATTAAAATTAATATATCTTGTAATTCTTCTTGCATCTGTAGTGGTAACAACTATCTTTACACGTTGATATGCTCTGCTTGTATTGGTGGTTTGATTGTTTAGGGCTTCTATTCGGTATTTAATAATTGGAGATTCAAGACTATCAGATATGATTTTAATACCATCATCAACTTCAATTGTATAAGTGCCTATATCTTCTCCTGATTTCAATATAGGCTGATAGTCTTCTTCATAATCATTGATATCATCAATCCACATATCAATTGTTTTTGCACTATTAGGGGCCAGTTCTATCTTATGATTATATTTTGAATATATAGGCCACCCTCTTGTGCTGCTACTTCCCCTAGGAAATATTGAAGAGGGTGTTGTGGGATTTATATGTGCTGTATTTGACATTAGATATGATGCAGCTGCGGAATATGATTTCATTAGGATGGGATCTGGAGTCATACCTTTACCGAAATCTGTTAGAAGTCTTTCGGCAAGACATACAGAAAATGAATTTTCATATTGTGGGAGAACTCCAGAAAATGATCCCGTATCAGGATCATTTTCAAAATTATATCCTATGTCTATATTGCGCGCTTGATATTCATGAGCAAGAGACTCTAGTTTTCTTAATGCGAGTTTATTATCTTCAGAAGTAGGATCAACTGTTAATCCACTTATCCTTAATTCTGAATAAGCATTGTTTATTATGTCACCCTTTAACAGTTCCATTATCAAGTTCCCTCAATTTCTTGGTAAGGGTTTTTATTCTGGCATCGTCCCAATTTTCAATACCTGCCGATTTTGCGAGTTCTCTTATTTCATCGTTTGGTAAATCTTCTAAGAAGGGTGCCTCTTCTTCGGCAATGTTTTCTTCCATAGTTACAGACCAACCATCTTGTATCTTTGCATGAATCAAGTCAGGTTCAAATATTCCTTGTTTCCATTCATCTTCTGTCTTCTTATATAAAACAACTGACATCTTACCTCCTATAAGCCTGGGCTATTAACCCAGGCTATTATAAATTATTGGATATTAAACGAAATCAATAGCCACGCCACAATTACTCGGATTTACAACAGTAACACCTGTCCAAGCAACCAGACGATATCTAAAAGAAAGATCCGCAATGTTACCATCATACATAAGATACATGGGAAGACCGTTAGAAAGAGATTTGGTAAGAACCTTTGCAGAATTAAACTCCTGGAACATACTAGCGGGTAGAGTTCCACCTACAACCTTGATTGAATCACGATCCCAAAACAGGTTAACCTTTGCAGATGCGTCAATGTTAAGACGATTCACAACGGCTGCATTGAGAATGGTTGTGTTCACGTTTGCATAACTCTTTTCGTGGGCGCTCAATGCTGCATCGTCATAAGCTATCGGTTTCGGAGAGATGATCATTGACGTTCCGGTAGGCTTACCGACAACTGTAAAGGTCATAGCCTGGTTGGTGTTTGTCTTGTCACCAAGGCCAAGCGCTTTTATGGTAGTGCCACCATTTGAAATGGTAATCTTATCACCAAGATTATAACCAGCCGATGCCGCGACTGGAATAGTTGCATAACGATAATCAACGTTGGTGACAGTCTTGGTAACTTCGTTGATAGTTCCACCCTCAGGTTTGAAGGTCTGGTTTCCCGTAACTGTAGTTGCAGGAGATGCGCCGCCAATCAAGGTGGGAAGAAAAGACCCTGTATAGGGATCAAAGCCGTTAATGTTCTTACCCATCTGCCCGGTCTTCCAGACTTCTTCCGGTCGGCCCTGGACAGTCTGACGGGCTGCAAGATCCTTTGCAAATTTACCAGATGATCTATCGTTAAACATGAAGTACCGCATGGAATCGGGAAGCTGCCGTTCATTCATTGTGACCTGTGGCTCTGACATGAAGTCAAAACCAGAAGTAACGTTTGATCGCGTGAATAGAGAACCCTGAATTGCAATAGCGCTTGCAATGTCACTGTTAAGACGCATGGCCTGTGCTTTACCATCCACAACACCTTTACGCGCCCAAAACTGAGTATCGCGCATGTCCTTAGCTGTCTGGCTGGTCCATGTGTTCTTGAGAGTTCCGAGTGAAATCTGTACTGACTCTTCGATAATACCGGACGGCGTAACGGCTGAAAGATCATCACCTTCTACGATGTTTGAGTGCTGTTCTACACCTTCCCAGTAGGAGTTGCCTGAAACCTGCATACGTCCACCATCTGGCTCAGTATATGCGGTCATGGGAAGCATGTCTGTCTGCTCTTCCCAGGTATCAAGAATTTTATCGAAATACACTTCTGCAATTTTTGCTGTAGTCTGATCGCCCATTTTATATATTCCTTCCTACCATTTGGCAGTGTCAATTTTATGTGTTTTACGTGCATCGCGCTTTATGTCAAAAGCACGTGCATAATCGCCTTTTTTATGTGCTGCTTCGTATTCTTTTTGCATCTTTCCCGCAGCATTAGAGACATTAACTCCTGATACGTTTGGCGCTGGCGCTGGTGCTTTTGATTTCCTTGGCATTGGGTTTCCAAGGCTTTCAACTTTACGGCCAAGGAATACCGCTGCTTTAACTCCGCTTGGATCAGTAGCAAGTAGCCCTGTAAGCTCCGCAAGTGCTGCCTTATTAACTCCGAGATGAAAGAAAACTTTCTCCGACCCTTCTCCAAGCTGTGAAATCAAATAGTCTGTAATATAATCGCCTTTTCCGGGTGCCAGGGTTTCAATGGCTTTCCTGACAGTAAGATTTGCAGACTCATATTTTTCTGCGGTAATGTTGCTTGCTTCCATCAGTTTTTCAGCCCGTTCAAAATGGCTATCTACTCCATCCTGAATCTGTTTAGCTGCTGTTTCTTGCGCTGTGGATGCTTTCCGCTTTGTATCTCTGTCCGATAGACGATACTCTATAATATCGTCATCATATTTATCTTGGGCCGCTTCATACTCTTCGTCTGTGTCGAAGTCTTCTTCTTTCGGGCGTTTGGGGCGCTCGGTCTTTGTTGCGGCCGGAACACCTTTTTTAAGCTCCTCGTTTTCACGCCTCAACTTTTCGATCTCTGTATCTGACTCTTTGAGTTTGCGCTGGAGTGCTTTTTTCGCCTTTAAAGATTTAACTGGTTTGGGTTTATCGTCTTCGCCCTCTTTCGATCCGTCATCTTCTTCAGATTCTTCAGCAAGTGCCAAGGCAGCGGCTTCTTCCTCTGCTTCTAAATCTTCATCCGATTTCTGCCAATCTTCAAGGGGCTGGGCTTCACCTTCCGTTACGACTTCGCTACCTTCTGCCAGTGCTGCGGCATTATCGGCATTTTCAACTAATGTTTCTACGGCCAATGTGCTTCTCCTTTAACCTTCGGCGCTCTGCCTTATCGGTTGGATTATCGCGTGGGTTGTTCCACTATGTTTCATGTTTTATTACGTTTCATTACGTTTCATTTGTACCACTTCTTTATAGGGGTGTCAAATATTTGTGGTTTTGGGGGCATTATACAATTGACAAAGTCAATAATGTATATTATAGTCTTTTCATAACTAACACTTAAAACAAAGGAAAAACTAATGAGAAAATTAATTGATGAGATAAAAGACTCCCTCAAGAACGATAGCAGAGAAACAATAATTAATCTCCTCGATATGGTTAGGGCAAACGGATCAAATACCAATGATTCAAAAGCAATGATAATGGCATGCAAGGAAATAATAGGGTAAATATGAATGATATTGTAAAAGTTTTAAATGATCAGATTTTTGCAGAGAGTCAAGTGGTTGGCCCCCG